CTGCTACAACAGTAACAGCTAGTGGTATTGTAAAAACAGATGACACTACTGAAGCAACTTCTACAACAGATGGATCACTACAAACTGATGGTGGATTATCTGTAGCAAAAGATGCTGTTATAGGGGATGATCTTAAATTATTAAGTGACTCTGCTGTATTAAGTTTTGGTGCAGATTCAGATACAACTTTAACTCATACTGATGGAACAGGTTTAACTTTAAATAGCACAAATAAACTTTGTTTTTATGATACAGCTTTATCCATTAGTTCAAGTACAGATGGTCAATTAGACATTGATGCAGATACTGAAGTAGAAATTGCTACAACAACTCTTGATCTTAATGGTGCTCTTGACGTAAGTGGAGCTTCTCAATTTAGTTCTACTATTACAGTTGGTGTTAATGACACTGGTTATGATGTAAAATTCTTTGGTGCTACATCTGGTGCTTACATGCTATGGGATGAATCTGCAGATGATTTAGTATTAGCTGGAGCAGCAGGAATTGATTTAGCTGGAGATATTGACGTAGATGGTACAGCTAATTTAGATGCAGTTGATATTGATGGAGCCGTACAAATTGATAATACTGTAACAGTTGGAGTTGATGATACAGGATACGATGTTAAATTTTTTGGTGATACAGCAAGTGCTTACATGCTGTGGGATACATCAGCAGATGATTTAATATTAGGTGGAGCAGCAGGACTTATTGTACCTGATGGACAATTTACTTTAGGAAGCACAGCAGTTAGTGCAACAGCAGCAGAAATTAATTTAATAGATGGCGGTACTGCACGAGGTACTACAGCAGTTGCAGATGGAGATGGATTACTTGTAAATGATGGTGGCACAATGAGAATGACTAATGTCACAACATTAAAAACATATTTTCAAAGTGGTGCTGGTGTAGCAGCAGATGATATTTCAGCTGGGGATGGAGCAGTTACTTTATCAACTTCATCTGGAAACATTACAATTGATGCAACAGCTAATGATACAGACATTATATTTAAAGGAACTGATAATAGTTCTGATATTACGATGCTTACACTTGATGGTAGTGATGCTGGTACTGCAATATTTAATAATGATGTATCTTTAGATTCTGACTCAGCGGTTTTAAAATTTGGTGATGATCAAGACGTTACACTTACTCACACAGATGGAACAGGTTTAACTTTAAACTCAACAAGTAAACTTACATTTGGTGACGCAGCAACATATATTAATCAATCTTCTGATGGTGTAATGACTGTTGCTGGAGAAGCAACAATTGATTTAACTGCTTCTACTGCTGTTTTAGTTAGTAATGATTTAAAATTAGATAGTGATTCTGCTGTATTAGGATTTGGTGCTGATAATGATACAACATTAACTCACACAGATGGAACAGGATTAACTTTAAATTCAACAAATAAATTATGTTTTAGAGATACAGGTTTAACTGTAGGCTCAAACGCAGATGGAGATTTAGATATTGTATCTGATGGTACAGCTGTTGATTCTATTAATATAGAATCTGCAGGTGGAATTACTTTAGACGCTGGAACAGCTGCTAATGGAATTATTTACGAAGACGATGGTACAGAAATGCTTCGTATACATAATTCTTCTAGTGACGTTATTATAGAAGCTAAAGTTCAAGATAAAGATATTATATTTAAAGGTGATGATGGTGGATCAGGTGTTACAGCTTTAACTTTAGATATGTCAGCGGGTGGTATAGCTACTTTTGGTGCTGCAGCTAATGTAGCTCAACAAGCAATTACTTCATCGTCGAATGCAGTTGCTTGGGATGCTTCCGATAAACCAAATGCTTATCATCAAACAACTGAAAATACGACTTTCTCTGCACCAAGTAATGCAGTTGAAGGTGCATTTATTTGTGTAGAAATTAATTATAACGGTTCTCATAGTATTGGTTGGAACACCGTTTTTGAATTCGCCGCGTCAACTGAAGCAACGGAAACAGCGACAGATGGTAAAACTGACATCCATGTATTTAGATACAATGGAGCAGTTTGGCAAGAAGTAGGTAGAACATTAAATTTAGCTGAGAGTTAATAGGAGATAATATGTGGGCATTAGTAGAATCAGGATCAATTACAAAATTTATAAATAGTCCAAAAGGATTAGTTATTGGTAATGTTCGTTATTCAAGAAAAATATTTGAATTATGGAGTAAATCAGAACTAGAAGCTAAAGGTATCTATGAAGTAGAAATGGATAGTTCTAAAAGGAAAGATGAACGATGGTATATAAATACTAATGTTACTTATGCTTTTGGAAGTGGTAAAGTTACAGGTTCATATGGAGATGCTACAGCTAAAGCTCATGCAGATACTACATATACTAACCAAGATAAAACTGATGGTTTAATACCAACTGGTAAAGATGTTGGTGATGTAAAAGAAGAAGGTTTAAAAACAAGATTAATTAGAACAGTTAAAAAACAAGCTGCACAAATACTACAAGATACTGATTGGTACATAACTAGAAAAGCAGATGCTGGAACAGCAGTACCAAGTTCTATTACAAATCATAGAGCAGCAGTAAGAACAAAAGCTGCTGAACAAGAAACTGCAATTACTAATGCAGCAGATACTCCAGCTTTAGAAACTTTATATACTTATGTTAATACAGGTACAGAAGAAAATCCTGTTATGGAAAGACCATTAGGTGAATTACCAACATTGGAGAATTAATGCCTTTAATTTTACCAGGTAATGTAGCTTCAGCAATAGGTGGTGAATACGAAGTAGCCAACTCATGTAGATTTAACGATGATGATAGTGCGCAATTAGCAATAACTCCAGGAAGTGATGGAAGCGCTGAAAAATGGACTTTATCTTTTTGGATTAAAATAGGTGGAATAACTACAGACCAAAGAACTGTTAGAGCTTATGCAGTTAGTTCAGGTGGATCAAGAAGTTCTATTTATTTTGATGCTAGTGATCAATTTTCAGTAGGATTTAATCCAGGTGCAAGTGGTTGGACAACTTGTACCTTACAAGATAATAGTACAAATATGAGATTTCGGGATCCGGCGGCTTGGACACATTTCGTAGTTGCTTGTGATACGACACAAGGAACAGCAGCAAACAGATTAAAAGGATATGTTAATGGTGTTCAAAAAACTTTTGATACTTATCCAGCAGAAGATATGGACACAATGTTTAATAAAAGTGGTAGATCACAATATATAGGTTGGAGAGGTTATACAACAGGTTATCTAGATGATTACTTAGCAGAAGTATGTTGGATTGATGGAACTCAATATGCTGCCAGCGATTTCGGTGAATTCGATGAAGACAGCCCAATGATATGGAAGCCCAAGGATGTTAGTGGACTCACGTTCGGTACGACCGGGTACTATCTTGACTTTGAAGACAGTTCATCATTAGGTAATGATGCTGCTGGATCAAATAATTTAACTGTAACTAATCTAGTTGCAGCAGACCAGTGCGTGGATACACCAACTAACAATTTTGCCGTATTAAATCCTAGAGGTTTTGCTGGAACTCAACCAACTTTTTCACAAGGCAATCTTAATGTTTCTGTTGGAACTTTTAATGCATATTCAGTTTCTACAATAGGTGTAACAAGTGGGAAGTGGTACCTAGAGGGAGAGCTCGAAGCTGCAACCGCAGAAAGTGGTACATATTATGCTGATTATGGTTTTCACGATAGACCAAATAGTACAGGACAATCTTTTTATGCGAGTGATGGTAGATTATTTTGGTTATCATCTTGGGATGGAAAAATAAATTATAGAACTGGAGGTTCTACAACTACTGGACTTGTAACAGGTTTAACAACTCTTTCTCCGGGCGATTTTTTTCAATTATATTTAGATATGGATAATGAATTAATGTATTGGGGAAGAAATGGCTCATTATTAAATTCAACTGGTGTATCCTTTAATGGTAAAGAAAGTTTAACAGGAGAATATTTTTTTGCTGTTGCAGATCAATACACTAATGGTACTCATGAATGGGCTGTAAATTTTGGACAAGGCTCAATAGATGGATCAGCAGCAACAAGTTATAATGATGTAAATGGCTATGGACGGTTTAAATACGATCCAAGTGTTACAACTGATGAAGGAGATAAAGATTTCTTGGCTTTATGCTCACAAAATTTAGGAACTGATGGAGGATAAATGGCAGCTTTTACTACGATCGATAATCCAGAACTTTACTTCCAGTGTAAGCTCTATACTGGAACAGGAAGTTCTCATGCTATTACATTAGATGGTGATGAAAATATGCAACCTGATCTTGTCTGGATAAAAAGAAGAAATTCTGCTGGTGGTCATATGTGGACAGATTCAATTAGAGGTGTGCAAGAAACAATTATTTCAAATGAAACTAGTGCTGAACAAACATTTTCAAATGGTCTAACTGCTTTTGGCTCTGATGGATTTACAGTTGGAAGTGAAAGTGGTTTTAATGGTTCAAGTGATACATTTGTAGCTTGGTGCTGGAAAGCTGGATCAGCATGGTCTAATGATGCTAGTGAAACAAGTGTTGGAAGTCTTGATACTTCAGGAACTAGAAACACTACTTCTAAATTTAGTATATTTAAATACGATAGTAGTAGAACTCCAAGTGCAACACAAACTGTAGCACATAATTTAGGCGCAACGCCAGAGCTTTTAATATTTAAAAATACAGCAGAAAGTCAACATTGGGTAGTATGGACAAAAGATATAGACACAGAAAAACATCTTTGGTTTAATACTGATGCTTTAAAAACTGACTCTGGCACATTTAACGATACCGCTCCAAGCAGCACTATTGTTACAATTAATGGCGATGGAAGAGTAAACTCAACAACTGATGGTCATACAATAATATGCTACGCGTGGGATAGTGTACAGGGATTTTCAAAATTTGGAACGTATGAAGGTAATGGAAATGCCGACGGACCGTTCGTTTACACCGGTTTCCGGCCGGCTTTTGTTATACAAAAAAATACAGGTGCTACTCAAGGTTGGCAACTACAGGATAATAAAAGAGATGGATTTAATGGAGCTAATGATCTTTTACAACCGCATGCTAATGATGCAGAAAGTGGTGTAAATAGAGTAGACCTACTTTCAAATGGATTCAAAGTTATTACAACAGATGCTGGTCAAAATTCAGATGGTGTAGAGTATGTTTATATCGCTTTTGCAGAAGCACCTTTCGTAAATTCTAATGGAGTACCGGGAAACGCGAGATAATTATGCTACAAAAAATTAACATACAACCAGGATTTAACAAACAAGTTACAGCAACGGGTGGCGAGGGCCAATGGAGAAGTGGAGACTATGTTCGTTTTAGATATGGAACTCCTGAAAAAATAGGTGGCTGGGCACAATTAGGAGATATTACTCTTACAGGTAGAAATACTGCACTACACCATTTTGTTAATGCATCAGGTATTAAATACGCAGCTTTAGGCACAAACAGATTTTTATATGTATATTCGGGAGGAGCATTTTATGATATTACTCCTCTTAAATCTACAACAACTTTAACTAATGCTTTTACTACAACAAATGGTGATGCAACGGTTACATTAACTTTTTCATCTGATCACAATATATCTAAATACGATATTATCCGTTTAGATAATTTTACTGCTATTACGGATTCTAATTTTAGTTCTGGTGATTTTGATGATACTAATTTTATGGTAACAACAGTTCCAAGTTCAACAACATTAACAATTGAAATGGGATCAGCTGAATCAGGATCAGGAGCAAGTACTTCTGGTGGAATAAGAGTTAAACATTTTTATTCAATTGGACCTGCTGTTGAAGAATCAGCAGCTGGTTGGGGATTAGGTTTATGGGGCGGTACTTCATTAGGCGCGGTTAGTTCTACTTTAGATGGTGCTTTAACTGCAAGTTCATCTAGTATTGTTCTAGATGATTCAACAGGTTTTCCAGCTTCAGGAACTGTTTTAATAAACGATGAAAGAATTGCCTATACATCAAATACCACAGGAACAGGAACTTTATCAGGTTTAACTAGAGGTTCAGATAATACAACAGCAGCATCACATTCTGATGCAGCTACTGTAACCAATGCATCAGATTATACAAAATGGGGTGCATCGCAAACAGGTGATATTGTAACGGCTCCTGGTTTATGGACCTTGGACAATTATGGAAATAAATTGATTGCAACTATCGTGGATGGTGCAACTTTTGAATGGGATTCAGATGCAACTGGTGCGACATCAACACGAGCAACTATTATTTCTAATGCGCCAACAGCAGCAGTACAAACTTTAGTATCTACACCTGATAGACACTTAG